AGAGAATCGCTACCATGGAAGCCGCACGCCTCGTGGACCCCTACAATCCAGATTCTAGGTCAGCAACCTGCATAGTAAAGAGAACATCTAGGACCATTTCCACCCCCTACGAGCAGTTTCTTAGAGTGTTAAACGTGACCGAAGGCCTTCTCGCACAAGGAAACAATACCGGTGCTAGCACTACTACAGATGGGTACCCAACAGTGTCAATCTCGTCCGTTTCAGCAATCATCCCAGTCTTAAAGCGTTGGGCCTCCCGGTCCACCTCTCCCATGCTCACAAATTTAATTCAGAGCTTGAGTAATATGGTAGATTCAAATGTCCCCTACACTATGGTGAAAGTGGACCCGTCAACCCTAATTAGTCTTGGCACCGTTATTAAGTCCATTCAGAGCGATTGTGAAATCAGGGTGCAGCAGATTATGCTTTTAAAGCTCTTCCAGTACGTTGTGGCGCCCACATCCTTCCCCTATGCGCTAGATGAGCAAACAGCTGTCCCTATTGGCACTGGGTTAACGGTGATCACCTCTAACGTCCAGGCGAACGCCATCTGGAAGGGTGTTATGGCATCAAGCTCCGCAGACATCGGGTACATCTCAGGAGGATCCGCCACGTCAGGAGACCTGTTCCTGATGGAGTTTTGTGACCTCCAAGCGTCGCTTTTAGCTATGGTGAATGCAACCCAAGCACGTGCTCACGCGGAATTCCAAAGCATGCTGCCTTTATTCTCTCCTGGATCAAAGTACCCCTCTGGGTGGACAATACCGGCTAACGCCTCCATTAGAGTCGTGCTAAGCGATTGGATCAAGTGGTATCAAACGGGATATACCATCGACATCAGGAAAGTTCTATTGCCTGGATTGTGGGAGGAAGATCTGGATGCCACCAATTGGGACCAAGGCGAATACTCCTGTGGTTTCAGGACGTCCACGACCACTAAAGACAAGTGGGCTATAACTAGGTTTTTAATTCTGCATTATCCAACGTTTGGGTTAGCTTTGAGACGCAGGCAGGCTTAGGAGATTCTATTGAGGGGTTGGCAGATTAGGGGACTTCTCAACCCCTAGGACGCAGGGCCGGGCTGCTTAGGAGTTCCCCCTAAGGGTAGCGATCGATGTTGT